GTGTTCAGCACATACCTTTACACGGGTACAGGTGCGGCGTTAACAATTACCAATAATATTGACTTGTCTACTAAAGGCGGTTTGACTTGGATAAAAGGTAGAAGCGGCGGAACTGACCACAAATTAACAGACACTGCTCGTGGTGCAACCAAAGCGTTAAAAAGCAATTCGACAGCAGCACAAACAACAGATACAACTGGTTTAACAGCATTTGGGACAACGGGATTTACGATTGGTGCTGATGCTGACTACAACACAAGCGCGGCTACCTACGTCTCATGGACATTCCGAGAGCAGCCAAAGTTCTTTGATGTTGTGACGTATACGGGGACGGGTTCTAATACAACAATTGCCCACAGCCTTGGCTCTGTTCCGGGAAGTATTTTTGTCAAGCGCACAGACACAACGGCAGCTTGGGCTGTTTACCACCGCAGCCTTGCAAACACGCAATACCTTGTTTTAAACACCGATGCCGGAGTAGCCACAGGCGCAACTTGGTGGAATAGCACAACCCCCACATCCTCAGTCTTTAGCGTAGGCACTGACGCAAGCGTTAACGCATCAGGGGGCACATATGTGGCATATATCTTCGCCCATGACGCAGGAGGCTTTGGCCTGACGGGTACGGACAATGTGATTTCGTGTGGGACGTTTACTACTGATGGTAGTAGTGAAGCAACTGTAAATTTAGGTTATGAACCACAATGGCTTTTAATTAAAACTCCGAACTCCGGTGGATATTATTGGCAGATAGTTGACAATATGAGAAATATGTCAAATGCGGGAAATTCTGTTTTATATCCAAATCTTAATAGCGCAGAAACAGTCTATACATCAGGTGGTATTGTCCCGACAGCGACTGGATTTAAGGGAGTAAGTGGGGGTGGAAATTGGTTGTCTGCTTCTACACCTTACATCTACATAGCAATTCGCAGAGGCCCGATGAAAGTGCCTACCGTTGGTACGACCGTGTTTGCGCCTAACGCAAGAGTAGGCACAGGAGCCGCCAGCGCACAAGTTACCAACATTAGCTTTCCTCCCGACATGAGCTTGACAAAGGTTTTGAACGCAACCAACAAGGCTGTTTGGTTTGACCGAATCAGAGGGCCACTAAAAGCTCTTAATCCTTCTGATACAGATGCCGAGGCTTCTATTTCCGGAACTTTACTTTCATTCAACATGAATGGAATAAGCATAGGTAATACGGGTGAGTCAACTTATGACATGAACTACACAAGGAACTACGTTGATTGGTTCTTCCGCCGCGCCCCCGGCTTCTTTGATGAGGTTTGCTATACGGGTTCTTTGCCAAGTTTAACTGTTCCTCATAACTTACAAGCTGTACCAGAACTGATTATTGTTAAGGGACGTAGTGCAGTATTTCCGGCTTCTGGCTATAGGTGGACGGTATATAGCGCAACACTTGGCACGTCAAATGCTGTGTTTTTAAATACAAATGAAGCAAGCAGTTCTGTGGGTAGTACGTGGGACAGTACCACACCAACTTCAACAAATTTTTATGTGGGTAATCAAGGCCCAGTAAATTACACAGGGGAGCCGTTAATTGCCTATCTCTTCGCAACCTGCGCTGGTGTTTCTAAAGTCGGCTCTTACACAGGCAACGGCTCTACACAGACCATCAACTGTGGATTCACAGGCGGGGCGAGGTTTGTTGTTATCAAGCGTACAGACTCAACTGGTGATTGGTACGTTTGGGACAGCGCAAGGGGCATTGTGGCTGGCAATGACTCACATTTAAGTTTAAACACCACAGCGCCTGAAGTTACATCAGACGATAGCGTAGATACCGATAACACGGGATTTATTGTTAATCAAGATTCAGCGACAAATATCAACGTCACATCAGCAACCTACATTTTTCTTTCGGTGGCTTAAAGGACACACTATGCAAATCAGAACATCAACAGGCGCAGTCATGTACGAAGCAGAGTTTCGCGCATACACAAAAGCCAATGGCGGCCCTACATGGGACACAACAACAGATGAAGTCTTAACGGCTCTAGGGGCTGATGTAGTCTTTGAAGGCCCACAAGCCACAGGCGGCACGGTCTATCAGTACAGCCAACGCAGCGGAGTAGAGCAACTCGACGGCAAGTGGTACACCAAGTACATCGCTGGCCCAGTCTTCACTGACCGCCCTGCGACTGACACCGAGCCTGCCCAAACCGCTGCCGAGCAAGAGGCCGCGTACAAGGCTATGAAGGACACCGAGCAGGCCAAGTCTGTACGCACCTCACGCGACGACAAGCTCAAAGAAACCGACTGGCGCTATCGCCGTGACCAGACCACAACGCCTGAATGGGACGCATACTGCCAAGCCCTGCGCGACATACCAGCACAAGCTGGTTTCCCTTGGACTGTTGACTGGCCTGTGCAGCCGTAATGCTTGACCTCACCAAAGCCATTGGAGCCGTTGCCGCTAGTGTCGCCGCACTGGGGGGCAGTTACACGCTTGCTGATAAGTTTGGTTGGTTTGACAGAGCTATCCTTGAGTAGTCACCAGAGAATTTTAAAATTGTGGCTGAAGCAGGCAAACCCATCAACGTCACAGTAGCCAGAATTAAAAAGCGTGATGATTGCTCAGTGGAGAGTTTTACCCCAAGCATCAGGGATGCCGCAGGTATGGTGCATCAAGCAACAACAACCGCAAGCAAGTTCAGCGGCCCAGCGGGGCCAGATATTGACACGTTAACATACCAGCTTACGATGGTAAACAAAGAGAAAATTGCCAGCGGTAAGGCAACTTTACTGGCGACCATCAAGTACAAATGCCCCGAGGGTGAGCGCGTTGTGCAGTACCCCCGCCATACCAATCTGAGTTTTGAGTTGAAGGGGTGAAGTAATGGCTCAGTTTGAACCCGCCTTTGAACAGATGATGCGCGACGAGGGCGGCTACGTCCTCCACGAAGTTCCCGGTGATACCGGGGGTATGACTTACGCTGGCATTGCCAGAAACAAGAACCCGCAGTGGCCCGGTTGGGCGCTCGTAGATAAGCAAGAGTTTGGCGGCTCCCTCACTCCAATGGTGCGTGAGTTTTACCGCGCTGAGTTCTGGGACAAGATGCGCGGCAACGAGATTTCAAACCAAGACGTAGCCAACACCATCTTTAATTTTGGCGTAAATGCTGGTATGGGCATGGCTGTGAAGCTGGCGCAACTCGTTGTAGGTACTACTCCTGACGGCGGCATTGGCCCGAAGACGGTTGAAAAACTCAACCAGATACCTGACGGTCAGCGGTTTAAAGAGTCCTACGCCTTGGCAAAAATTGCACGGTACGTTGAAATATGCAACAAGAACCCTGTGCAAGTTAAATTCCTCAAGGGTTGGATTAACCGCACGTTGAAAGGTCTAGCATGAGCTTACTTGGCATTGGGTCAATTATTGAAGCTGTGGGCAAGGTTGCTGGCGACCTCATTACCACTGACAAAGAGCGGTTGGAAATGGCGATTGAGCAGCGCAAACTTGACCTTGAAGAGAAGAAGCTCGACATGGCCGGGGACATGGCTCAGATTGAGGTCAACAAAGAAGAAGCCAAAAGCAGCAGCTTTTTTGTTTCTGGATGGCGACCTTTTATCGGTTGGGGCTGCGGTATTGCGTTTATCTACTCCGCACTAATTGAGCCAATCTCCCGCTTTGTTGCAACCACTATTTTCACGTATGGCGGTACTTTCCCGACCATTGACACTGACTTGACCATGCAGGTGATGTTGGGTATGCTTGGCCTCGGCGCAATGCGTTCATATGAGAAGAAAAGTGGCGTTGCCAGCAAATAAAGGTGACCCATGCCATTACAAAAGATTCTGTTCAAACCGGGTGTGAACAAAGAAAATACCAGATACACCACTGAGGGTGGCTGGTATGACTGCGACAAGGTTCGTTTTCGCCAAGGTACTCCCGAGAAAATCGGTGGCTGGACTGGCTTTGCAAGCGGTGTGTTTCTTGGCATCTGCCGTTCGCTGGGAAACTGGATTACCCTTGCATCGCTTAACCTAATTGGTGTCGGTACAAACCTAAAGTTCTATATCTTGAGCGGTGGTAACTACTACGACATCACCCCAATCCGAAAAACAATCGCACTAACAAACCCGTTCACGGCCACTAACGGTTCAGCAGTTATTGCTGTTTTTGAGACAAACCACGGCTGTGTGCAGGGTGATTTTGTGACGTACAGCGGTGCAGGTATTACGGGGCTTGGTGGGAACATCACGGCGGCGGTACTTGCAAACACATTCCAGATTGTTTTTATTGACGACAATAACTACACCATCACAGTATCAGCCACTGCAAATGCTACGGACGCTGCTGGTTCCCCCGGTGGCGGTACAGTCGTAACGCAATACGAAACCAATACTGGCCCGTCTTACCAGATACCACTTGTCGGCTGGGGTGCTGGCACGTGGGGCGGTGGTACTTGGGGGAATGGGTCAAGCACTTCTAGTTCCTTGCAGTTGTGGAACCAGCAGAACTTTGGTGAAGATTTAATCTACGGCCCCCGTGGGCAAGGTGTTTACTACTGGAGCGCTAACGTAGGCTTCTCCCCCATTCAGATTACCATCAGTATTGCAGCCCCCGGTGTTATCACGCTACCCGCAGGGTTTTCGTTCCCAGACGGTACGACAATCTCGCTCACGTCTACAGGCGCTCTGCCAACTGGGTTGACCGTGGGTCAGGTTTACTTTGTAGTGAACTCCACAGGTGGTACGTTTAACGTATCTACCACTATTCAAGGTACACCAATCACCACGTCAGGCGGTCAATCAGGCATCCAGCGTATTTCTCAACGTGGCATTGACTTGGCTGATGCTGGTGATGCAGATACCCCGCTGTACCAGAACTACGTCTTAGTGTCTGATGCGTTTCGTTTTGTAATTGTATTTGGTACAAACGACTATGGTAGTAGCGTATTGAACCCGATGTTAATTCGTTGGTCAGACCAAGAAGACCCGTTTACATGGACTCCACAAGCTACAAACCAAGCAGGTAGTTTGCAACTATCCCACGGTTCTGAAATTATTACCGCTATCCAATCTCGCCAAGAAATTGTAGTATTTACAGACTCTTCAATCTATTCATACCAGTACGTAGGCCCGCCTTTTGTATGGACTGCCCAACTGATTGCAGATAACGTATCCATTATTGGCCCTAACGCTGCTGTTATTGCTTCCGGTGCGGTGTACTGGATGGGTATTGATAAGTTCTACAAATACGACGGTCGTGTACAGACATTGAAATGCGACTTACGCCGTCATATTTTTAGTGACTTCAATGTGCTGCAAACCCAGCAGATTTATGCAGGTACGAACGAAGGTTTCAATGAAATCTGGTGGTTCTACTGTTCGGCAAACGCAACTTCAAGTGACCGTTATGTAATCTACAACTACATAGAGGATATATGGTACTACGGTGACTTGGGGCGTTCGGCTTGGCTGGACTCTGGCCTGTTGCCATTGCCTGTTGCTGCTACATATGACAGTGAACTTGTACAGCACGAAGACGGTGTAGATTCCTACGTACTAGGTACGCCTACCGCTATAGCTGCCAACATCTCTTCTTCTGAATTTGACATTGGCGACGGCCACAACTTCGGTTATGTGTGGCGCGTATTGCCTGACTTGACATTCACAGGCTCGTCTTCCAGTCCCACCCCTACGGTGACCATGACTCTTTTCCCAATGCAGAACTCAGGGTCTGGTACTGGGAAC